ATGTTCCACCCCCAGCTCCTGTTCCTAAAACATTCAAAACTCCATGGTTTCCTTTATTATGGATAGTTCCTGCACAGATTATGGCGGAAAGAGCAAATACAGCATATCCATTAGTTATTAAAGTTGCACCAACATTAACAGTTAAGGTACCATAATTCTTATCAGATGTAAGCGTAGTTGTTCCGCTAGAAATAGTAAGATCTCCGTCTGCAGCTGTGCCACCATATTTAATGGTACTAGCTTTCAACTTCGCAGGTGTAACAAATAGCTTCGCCCCTGTAGCTCCAGTAGCTGTTTCTGCTAAAACTTCAGCAGTTGTTGCCTCCTCTACAGAACCTAACTCTGTTTCAGATGCACCTTTTACTATTCCTTTAATTGACACTGTTCCGTCCTGTGCGCCAGCTGCCACAATCTGGTCAATAGCATCACTAATTTGGTCAAAATGTTCAGCAGTGATGTTCATTCGTGCTAACTCACCTATTTCATGTGTTTGCTCTGTAGTACCCCCCACGCCTCTTGTAGTAACATTTACATAGTCTCCTGTAGCATCTGTACCAGTAGATGAGTAGAATATTATTTCTCTTAACGAGTCATTGTTTGGAGAAATAACAAGCCAGCCAGTAGAAGGCGTAGGCTTGACTGAAATGTAGCGAATACCAGTACCAGTTTCCCACGTCTGCGAAACCGTTTGCTTATAGAAATTTTGAATGATGTAGAGTGACATATTAGTTTAGAATTAACCAGTCTGCACTAGACGAAGTGCCTTTTGATATATAAACCTTACTCCCTGTCGTATTCACAAAAATGTCACCAATTTTTGTTGGTGTCGAAGTGGGTGCCAAAATACCTGTTGAAATTAAGGGCTTACTATCTAGGGTCGTACTTAACTCACTCCAGTGTTCAGCTGTGATATTCATATTCACCAACTCTCCGACCTCATGTGTCTGTGCTGTAGTACCTCCAACACCTCTATCAACGTCCAGAGATACAGTAACGAAAGTACCATTTACGTCTGATCCTACTGCGGAATATTTTATGATCTCTCTTAATGATTCATTGTTTGGTGAAATAACAAGCCAGCCTGATGTTGGCACAGGTAATGCTGATACATAAATATTAGCCGCAATTATACTTGTAAGTTTACGGCGTATTGTTTCTTTATAGAAATTTTCAATTGTAGTTATAGACATAAATGGCTTTTAATTAGTTTAATCTCACCAATAATATCATTCAAAAGCTCAGCAGTTACAGTCATGACAACTGTCGTCCCTTTTGGGAAGGTTATATCATCCCGACTTTTAAAAGTTATACGCAAACCCTCTTCAAAACCTATTATAGTAGAACTTCCAACTTTAAAATATCCACCAAGAACTGTAGGAATATTATCCAACACCAAAAACTTTGAATCCTTATTTAACGGTTCTTTGAGAGTTGTACTAAAAAAGTTTTGTACTTTATATAATTTCATATATTTATATATTTATATACTTATAATGTTATTTGGTTTGAATAATTTACGAGGCTCATGACTTCCTTGTAGGACATATCTACAAACAGTAAAAGTTTCGTTTAAACGATTGTTAGATAATCCTATTGTAATAGTTTGTGCTTTTATTAGCATTGATATCCTATTCTTCAAGAAAGGCGCACTGTCCACATCTTCTCCAAAGGCATCTCCAACAAGTGATTGTCCGAATGGAATTTCACCTACAGTATTTTCCTCATTCTCGGCAGGTAAACCAATAAAGAAGTTTTTAGTTTTAACTTTTCTAATATCATTTGCATCACTTTTTACTATCACAGTAACTCTTGCGGATAAATCTTTAAATTGTAAATCCAAATATCTGTACAAATTAAACTTATTAAAATCATCATCCTCTGTTTTTAGAAATACTACCTCACTAGAAATAGCTACTGCGTTATCGTTTAACAATGTTTCGTCCCATTTTAATATTCCAAATGGTGTAATTGACTTTGCGGAATAAACTGTCCCGTCTATCTCCATGAAACCGTAAGCTGATGACTTAATTCTATTAGTGTATTTTGTCCACCTTGATGAATAGAGTAAATGACATACAAAAATTGTGTTGTTCTCTCCTCCAGCTACCAAAGGTAAAGCCAAATAAAACCTGCGATTGTTATAAAAGACAGTAACTTTTGGATAGTCTGTGACATTGATAGTGTATAGAGTGTCCTTTATTTGGTCTGAAATGACTGCTTGATTGATACCGAGTATGCCTGTTTGTTGGTCTTTATAACCGATTGAGCGTACTTCACGACCTGTAAAAAACCATATATCATTTTCTACCCATGATACTGCCTTCCTGCCACACGCCCCATAGTTTCCTGACTGTAGTTCTAACTTAGGGACGAATAGAGCCACCACGTTATCGTAGATAAAGGTCACTTTCCAGATAGATTTCTTCTTAAAGACAAGTAATTGTCCGTAATAGTTCTCAAGCCCTGTTAAAGAATCAGTACCTAGAGGCTTTAGAACACCTCCTGCGGAAGCTGATACTGTAAAATCAGTCGGATCTGACGTCTTTGAATAGTAAAGGGATAGCGGTTCGGCTGTTACACCTCCGATAAAGAGCCTATCCTCAAAGATTTCAAGGATATTTCCTTTAGGATTACTTGCATAGGCTGTAAAAGTTGTCCCATCCCATTTGTATAGAGCTTCAACAGCGTTGCCAAACCACAAATCATCATTATAAACAACGTAACCAAACTCTGCACCCGCTGTGAAGGTAGGTGAAGATGTAGTATCAGCCCACAATAGGGTTGTAGTATTGAAAGTCTGCATTTTTGTACCCATAACCCTGATTATGTAAGATGTACCGCTCTTTTTCTTGTATGTAAAAGGTGAATGAGTCAATGTTACCTCGGTAGCACCGTATAAAGAACACCCTGTATCTTTAGATAGATAGCCAGTCTCAATGAAGTTCATGTTTATTGGACATGAACGTCCTGCTGAATCATCCTCGTCAATATTTTTGACAAGGTCTTTGATATTTATGATGAAATTTGATAACTTTACAGGCATTATATTGTATAACTACTACCACCTATTAAATTTTGGCCAATAAACATCTCACCCGAATTCTGATTGGTTTCTTCAAAATTACTTAATACACCCATTTTTTCCCTCAAATCATTATCATACTTTGTCTTATAGAATGCAGCCAACTCTGGGTCTTGTAAGTCAAATAGACATCGAAAAGTTGCACCATCGATGATACATTCATGAAAGTACTCGTTGATTGTAGGATTAACTGATGAAGTAAGTGTTGGAAACTTTGGATAGAATTTTATATTTAGACTTGTTGTAGAAGTTGGTAACACCTTAATCGCACCACCCTCAATAGTCACACCTTGTGTTTGAGTCCCATTTGAAAAATCTGCGATTGAAAGTTCTGGAAAAGAATTAGTTGCTGTATTTACAGGACTGCCATAAAGAGTACCAAAAGTTGCGGGTAGTGTACCTACACCACTTATAAAAGAAACAGTAGCAGAAGTTATTTGGTCATTAGGGAATATCTTTTTTTGAATATCTTGATATGTAAGGTTAACATAAATCAACAAAGTTACATCATCAACAATATCTGTTGTAGCTTCTAATATTCTCTTTCTTACAATTCCTGTTATGTTATTGGTTGTTAGCATTTTAATTTGATTAAGGTTTCTTATAACCTCATATAACCCACCTGTGAAGATGGGTTATGGAGATTATGAAACTGTTATTTTTAACATTCCACCTCTTCGGCGATTCTGTTCAAAGGCTTTGAATCCGTAGACCAAAAGTCCTTTTACAGTCGTAATAAATGACTGTGGATCACTTTCAGAAGGAACAACTGACACTTTCATAATTTGCATAGCCATAGACATATAGTCCGATGTCCCTGCAACTATATAAAAACCTGTTGTATTGTTTCCTGCAATAAGTTCCGAGGTATAAACCTTGAAACCTGCAATCGAGCCAATACGTCCGTACTCTACAACACCTGAATAAGCACCCTGAACGGCTGGAATAAACTCTGGCGCTTGGCGGATAATGCCTTCTACTGCGGCATTAACGACAATCCATCGTCCATCACGAGGCGCTAGGTTACCTGACATAGCTGTTGAAAGGTCAACAAGATTTTTGTAAATCGTTGACTTTGTAGCAGCGATTACGGTAGCGGCATAAATAATAAAGGAATCTTGTCCAGCGGCAACGAGGGAGAATAAACCTCCTGTATAAGTTGTACTACCTTGGTCAACTACTGTAATTGATGTGTTTGATGTACGTGCTGTAACTAGATAACCCTTTGTCTGTCCTACTACTTTCAAAATACCTCCGATCATAGCACTGGTAAAAGTTGTTCCTGTACCTGTAACAACACCTGTTGTTGCAGCAATAGAAACTGTACCAGTTGCATAGTTTGTACCAACTGCATTTGAGAAGTATACATTCTTAGCGGCATAATCGAGCAAAGCAGTGTCTATAACTTCTGCCATATCCCTCTTGGAAGAAGCGGCATACTCATTGATAGCACTAGTGTCGTTTTGAAACTTATCAATATCATCCACTCCGAAACTAAAATACTTCTGCTGATCAACTATGAGATCCTCGGTAGTAGGTGTTAATTCCTGTCTGACGAGTTTCATACCCTTTGTATAATCTGCAAGAGTTATTTTTCCTGCTGTACGAACACGAACACGGTCTCCTGCGTCTTTAATCAACCCCTCATATTTGGTGTTGGTTATAGATTTGTAGAGCGAATCATTGTAAAGCAATTCAATCAACTTCAAATTAAATTTGATAGGTGTGAATGCAGCCAATGATTGGCCTACTATAAATTCTGTTATTCCCATAATTAGTAATATTAACTTATAAATATTACAGATTATTTAAAAGGTTATTTAAACCTTGAGCTTACCAGAAGCCATATCAGCGTTGAATTCTTTAGCATGTTGAGCAAATTCGGCTGGATTTGTATTAGCCATTCTAGCCCAATCATCTAATGAACGTGAAGATTGTGGTGTTTTATCTCCGCCAACACTTCTTTCACTGTCAACACGACTAGATTTCTTTTTCTCCTCCTCGGCCCCTAAGTATTTGGCTTTATCAAATAAATGAATCTTAGCGACATCTTCCAGTATCAAGTCGATATTGTCTGGAACATTGTCTGCTTTAAAATACTTTATTTTGAATTCATCTTTCGATGTTTTTAAATCAGGATACTTTTCAGATACTTTACTAAAAGCTGTTTCCCACTTACTTATATTATGTTGTTCTTTTGCATACTTGATAGCGGGGTCATTATAGACACCTGCTAGCGCACGCTTAGTCACAACATCTGTATATGAGATAAGGTTTTGTTGAGCTTCTGGTGATAGTTCTTCGAAGCCGGGGTATAAATTCTCTGTAACGGGTACTGTGGCTGTTGCCGCGAGTTCTTCATTGAGCCTCTTGTTCTCTTCATAGAGTCTTAGAGCTTCTTTTGATGACTCGGCAAACTTCTTTTGGTAGTCAACCTCTTGTTCGCCTTCAATGGTTGGTTTTTGTTCAGTTTGCTCTGATACCGTTCTTTCTTCTTGAGTTTCGAGGTTAGCTCCGTTTTGAGCGTCTTTTAACTCTTGGTCGAATGAGTTTGGATTCATTTTTGTTTTGTGCCGTCCCTTATGTATTGGGGGGTTTGGCAATTATTTCTTACTAATAGTACTATAGTACTTTTGATTTTTCAATGAACCGATTAAAGTCCAGTTTTTCCTCGTGTCTAGGAGGTGAGCTATAGTGATTCTATTTGCCCCTCAAGCATTTTCTTTTCTACTTGTGGCATATCCAAGAATGTTAATACCTTTTTAATAAACTTTACCTCTACCTTTCTAAATGTTTCTGCCTCTCTACTCAAGTCAATTTCCGTTAATCTGGTAACCGCTTGGTCTAACTCCATTTCAAGAAATTGTTTATAATCTTGTTCAGTGATATTTCTTCCTGACAAAGCTACTTCCCAGCTTCTATAAGTCTCTTTCTCCTCAACATTCAAATCCTCGAATTTAAGGACACCAATCTTTTTTAAATATCTGCTTAAGGTATCTTTCATGGTATTTGATTATCTATCGGCTGTGGCTGTTGCTGTGGCTGTGCTTGATACTCCATTACCGCATCAATATCATCTTGACTCCAGTCTAATAACTCAAGTTCTTTCTTTTGTGCTAACTGTATAGCTACAGGGTTCGTCTGGAACGATTGTTTAATATATGCTAACTTCTTCAAATCAAAATCATTATTTTTGTCTTGTTCTTCCTTGAGAACAACTGAACAAACATAACCTTCTGGATTCTGCCATGTAGACGGTAAAATTTCTTTTGATTGATATGCCCCGTCCCCACCTTTCTTATATAAAGTTAAAGCACCAGATGAGTTGGAGTTTAATAATTCATAGAATAATGTACCCGATTCTTTCCACGCTCTCCTGTAGTTCTTTGACACGACTTCATTCCTACCTTGAGACTGTTGGAATTGTAGTTGTATCTCTCCTAATGTTGCACCACCAGGCTGACTAACCCCTCTTTCAGTAGGAGTTTGTGCTACTGATGACTGTATTAGGTCTTTTAAGAAGGTTATTTGTTGTGAAGTATCGTTTAACGGTTCAATCTGCATTTGCTGTACAATCTCTCTAGGATTACCTGGTACTCCATACATACCAAAGGGTTTAGGTGTAAAAGCTTTGGGGGTAAACTGTCCATTAAGTGTATTAAAGAAGTACATACCAAAGTTACGATAGGTTCGATTCTCTAAATCCTGCGAAAAGTACATGTTTACCACTTTGTTAAATGTTCTAGTTGCATCAGCTATACCGTCACTCCACAAATCGTTTAAATCTGGATCAGAAGCCCACGAAACGATTGGAAGTCTTGTAATACCGATTGCCTCTTTAAGGGTCTTGTTTACTAAAATAGTTTTATCAGCGGCAAAAATCAATAAATGGCGTACAAATTGTTTCTTTTCCTCGTCCCATATCATTTTGTAAGACTCATTAAGCTCTACAATGACATCAGAAGCACGAAACTCATCAAAGTTGGACACTCCAAGAGTTATGAGTCTTTGATTCCGAGCCTCCATATCTTCCCTTGAAGTGGCAGAAGCAATTAATCCCTGACTACTATCAAGGTATTCTTTGAGTTCCTTCTTACCTTTGGTACTGTATTTATCATTAGCCAAAATGTTTCGTAAAGGTTTGTAGATATTTTTATGAATAACATAGTCTGCTGTTTCAATATCTAAAGAATTAGCTCTAGGGTCAATTTCAATATCAAAAGGGTCAATAAGGTCGCAGAATATCTCACTCTTAGCATAACCCCATTTCTTAAAACCTCTACCTTGGAGCCCAACTACCTTCTTTTCCATGTTATCAAGAATGTCTAGCTTTAGTTTTTCATAGTAATAACCCCATAACTCATTCAAGACAATCTCTCCGTCTTTTGCTTCATTACCTTTGCCACGAGTCTCAAACTTTAATATAGGTGCTTCATCAATCTTACTTATCCAAGTCTGAATTGATTCACGAACAATAGGAATATTAACTGTCTGACGTTGTGTAAGACGATTTGTTATTATTTTATCTCGGTAAAGAAAATAGTTTTCATTCCATTGTTCAAGTCTTCGTAATTTAAAATTATAGGATGCTTCCTTTTCTTTGATATGTTGTGCTACAAGAATATCGGTTTCAGTGTTAGTAGTAGTTGTAAATTCATTTTGCATTAAAAACATTATAACACACGTCGTACTTATTCTGCAATCCAATCTTCTTCAAAAGATTTTAGTGACCTAATAGCTGTTAATTCTGTTTGATATTTCATAAAAATATACGACAAAAGAGAATACCATGTTATTCTCTTTCGAAATTATCTATTTAACTTCCTTAACTTTCTTAACTTCCTTAGCTTCCTTAGCCACTTCCTCTTCACCTTTAACTAAATTCCATGCTGTCTTTCCTTCTACGATCTCATCAAAACGTGCATTAGCTTCATTCAATGAATGAAAACTATTGACTTGTTCTACAGTTAGAGCTATACCCTCTGTAGCAGGAACAACTTCTGGAGTGATTCGTTTGACTGTTGTTGTAAAGTGTTGACCGTCCTTTTGAACTGAAAGAACACACTCACCTTCTTCACCGTTGCGAGTAACAATTGCTTTTCGAAGTACATCATTTGTTAACATATATATATAT